GATCGTGTTCAGGACCGGCATTCGCTGCTGCAGGTCGCTCACGGCCTGCTGGAAGGGTGCCAGGGTGCCAGACGCGGCTGTGCGACCCAACGTGGTCAGGTCACCCTTGAGGGTCTGGAGCATCCCCGTGTAGGCCAGGCCCAGAGGGGTCCCCTTCTTCATCTCCTGAACGATGCCCACCACAGCCAAGATCCCGGCCGCGCCCATCGCACCGAACCCGACAGCCAGACCGGCAGCACCAGCAGCAATAGGCACCAGCGCCGGGCCAAGCATGATGACGGCGGTCATCAGTGCACCCATACCCCGGCCGGCGTCCTGACCGGACTTGGCGAGCTTCTTGTTGCCGTCGTCGACCTTCGCCTCAGACGCGGCCACAGCGGCCAGCTTCGCCTCAGCCGCGCCCGTGTCGGCATCAACCTTGACGTCGACGTTCTTGCCGTCGAGCTTGTCAGCCAGAGCGGTGCCCTTGGCCATACCCGTCTCGAAGTCGCCCATATCCAGACGGAGGTACCCCACAAGTTCCCCAACATTTAGGCTCATCGCTGCACCCCCGATCAGGTTTGTTGGAAGTGCCGGCCGAGACGAGACCCCGGCACGGGGAGCATCGACCCGTCAGCCAAGGGCAAGTACTGCAGTCGGGCGTCGAGCAGACCCAGGATGCGGACCCGCAACCACCGCCACGACCTCGACGTCATCAACACGGGGTCCCCGACGTCGATGCCGCGATCCTGCAGGTCGCACTCGACCAGCGTCCACTGGCCCAGGATGTCGCCCCAGGTCAGACCTTTTTGGCCTTGGGCGCTTTCCGGCGGGTTGTCGATCCAGCGCGGGAGGCCCGCGGCGTTACGGGCTTCACCAGGGTCGTCGTCCGCATTGATGCCCGGCGTGCCGCCCTGTTCGCCGGGACCGAGGCTTCCCCCGGCAGTGTCAACCCCGCAGCCGCATCCTCACTCATCGCAAAGCGAATGAAAAGGTACTGATTCAGCCTCTGAATCCGGACCCAACTCACGTCGTCCGCGAGCATCTCGTCAAGACCGGAAACAGTGATCGGTGGATCAGCGATCAGAGATGTAGCTCCGAGGACGTCGCGGATCAGGTCCCGCTCTTGATCATCGTCCAACTCCAGTTTGGCCGCCTCCGCGCCGATGTCGGCACCGAGACGAGCCCTGGTGGCGATGTTGGCCAGCCGAGCGAGGACCAAGCCGGTCCGGGCGTTGGGTGAAGCAAACCGGTAGGTCTTCCCTGTCGGGTATTTCTCGGAGGGGATATCCACTTCGACAGAGTCGTCGCCGAGGAAACCATCCAAATCCAGTCTGGCCATCAAGTGCCTACTTTCGTATATCTCGCCCGGATGCACGTCCGGCACCGTCGCCCACCGTTCGACCTTCGGATCGTGTTGGCCTCGTCGTACAGGTGGCCGTGCTCGCAGTGGGTTCTGCCCGCGTAACGGTGCGTGCCGTGGGCGATCTTGTCGAGAGAGTTCTCTGAGTGCGTCCCGTATCGCAGGTTCGTCAGTGCGTTGTTCACGGGGTTGCCGTCGATGTGCCGGGTCTCTCGGCCTGCGGGCAGCGGACCCACGAACGCCAGCAACACGAGGAGATGCACTGCCTTCGGCAATCGAAGTGGCGCCTTGCAAAGATTGATGCCGAGGTAGGAACCTTCGGGATCGAGCGCGAGAATCCGCGGAACCGGCGTGCCCTTCCATGGATGCCACGACCTGACGCGGCCCTGGTCGGACACGTCGTACAGGCCTTCGAAGCCGGGGATCGGGAGCCAACGCTCCGGGGTATCGTTCATGTCATCCTGCTCTCTGCTGAATCAGACGAGTGGGTCAGGGACCGTCCAGAGTTTGTGCTCCGGACGGTCCCGTTTGCTGCCCTCAGTCTATCAGTCCCGATCAGACGTAGAGGTAGGTCGGGCCGGTGGTGGACGGGCCGGTGCCGTTGGTCACGACAATGGCCACAGCGCCAGCAACGTGGGCGGGTGCGGTCGCGACGATCGTGTCGTCGTCGACCACGTTCCAGGAGGTCGCGTTGGTCGCACCGAACTTCACACCCGTGGTCGCGACGGTCCCAGTGAACCCGGAACCCCGCACAGTCACCAGAGTTCCGCCGGCAGCCGGGCCGGTGATCGGGGCGAACGAGTAGATGGCCGGCACGGACGCGACAGTGTCCGGGTGGGTGATGAGGGTGCGCCGGCCCTGCCCGATGAGCTTCACGGACACGGCATCGGTGTCCGACATGGCCCCACCATCAGGGGACCACTCGACACCGGCAGTGCCCTGGTACGCCTCGACCCTTGGGCCACCCGGCTCCATCTCGTAGAACCGGACCTCGATGCTGTTCAGCAGCCCGAGCTCCTCAGCCTTCAGGCGCAGCGCCTCCTGGCCGGGGTCGTAGGTGGTGGGGTCGGAGGCCTGAGACTTGCGCTCCAGCTTGAAGTCACACCCCCACGCGCGGGCGGTGGCCGTGGAGCTCATGTCACCGCCGGAGTCGAAGTCGGAGGTGTCCTTCCACGTCGGGGCAAGGTTCGGCTTGAAGGACGTGACACCGAACACGCCGGTCCAGACGGGGGCGTCCGTGGTGCCGGTGTTGACGTCGAGGTACCACTTGCGGACGGTGGTGGCTGCGCCGAGCTGGACCTTCGTTGTTGCGGGCATGATGGTTCTCCTTCAGTGCGGGTGTTGCAGGAACGAGCGGATTAGGTACGGTTTTGCGAAGGCCTGTGCACGGTCGCGTAGTAGTTGGACGAGCGGCCCCAACGGCTGTTGGCGTCCTGGCCCATCGAAGTGCCGGAGCGGCGGAACATGGACACGATGTGAACTCCACCAACTAGATCCACGCCGTCGAGGCCGTGCAGGGCGTCAAAGATGGACCCGTCCAAATCCTTCACAGGTCGCGGGTCTTGGCCGCCCCACCGGGTACGGACCTGCACGCCGATGATGGAGTCGGACAGGGTTGGGTCGTCGGACACGACGTAGTCGGTCAGGGTGATGACCCGGTCGGGGGTGGCGGGGACGGTGTCCATGACGATGCCGGTCTCAGCGGCGGTGTAGATGCCGGTGTCGCGCCACGTTCCGAGGCCTGCGGTGGCCAGGAGTTGGGCGATGCCGGTCAACAGGTTCGTCTCGAAGCCGCTCATGTTCCCAACACCTTGCGGAACTCGTTCGCGATAATCTCCTCGATCGTCTTAGCCTCCCCCATGAGCGAGACCTCCAACCACTTCGCGATCCGGCCATTATCGTGCCGGAGGTCCATCGACTCGTGCTGGTACTTCGCATAGACAGTGTCTGCCGAAACCGCGGCCCGCAGACTGTCCTCATCGACCGACGCGACGTGCGATCTGATGAGATTGCCTTCTTCGATCGGGCAAACGCTGGTGGCCACTTGGAGGAGGTGTTCGGCACCGAGTTTCAGCCCGCTGACACCCGCGGCGTGGAGCTCGGCGCGGCCCGGGAGGTTGAGGCCCATCAGGTGGTCGTCACCTTCAGAAACACGATGCGACCGCGGACCGTGTTGGGCTTCACACCGATGACCTTCGCGGCCCGCCCGCTAATGGTGACCGCGGATTCGGGGGTGAACAGGGTCGTGGCGTCCAGGAGCGCGCCGGTGGCCTCGTCGCGGGGGGCCGGGTGCACAGCCAGGGTGGCCTCGCTGACGACCTCGTCGCCGGCAGTGTTGCGGACCAGGCGCCGGGTCTGGTCGACGTTGACCTTCACCGTGACCGAGGCGTCGAAGTTGGGTCCGTAGGCGCCGTCGCCGGTGTACGACTCGACAGTCACCAGGTCCTTGAGCAGGGAGCGGCGGATTTTCACCAGGACACCGGCTGCATGTCACGCAACCCAGCATTGACCAGAATCCGGTGAGCCCGCGGCGCCAGATAGGTGGGGGACACACGACCGCCGCTCACAACCCCCGAACCGCCGTACTGGACCTGCATCCCAGCCAGGGAGATGCCCTGAACCGGGCCGAGGATGTCGTCCTCCTCATCACCGGTCTCCCAGTATTCGACCTGCGCGCACGTCGCACCCACCAACGCCGCTATGACAGCCACATCAGTGGGTGCCCCTGCAGTGTCAACGTCGTAGACCGCCGTCCGCAACGCCTGGTCGATGACCTCCGACGCGCGGACGAGCAACCGGGCAGCACCGGACGGGGTCAAACCCCAGGGGTCTGCCGCCAACTGCTCGACTGTTGCGTAGGTGGTCACGGTGCCTCCCGATCAGGGGTGTGAAGTGAAGAGTGAAGTGGGGGTCCTGTCGTGACCCGGCTCCGGGGAAGTGAGCCGGGGCACGACAGGAGGTCAGGCCTTGGGCTTGGGTGCAGCCTTCGGCACGGCAGCCTTGACAGGAAGGACTGCCTCGATCGGCGTACCGTCCGTGGACGCCACCGTGTGTGCGGTCTCCGCCGCGTCCTGCTTGCCCGTGTCGTCGACGTGGACAGGACCAGGCTTGACCGGTCGCACACCTTGATTGGCATGGATCCCGGGCGAGACAACGTCCGGGCCATGAGGGTCCGCCTTGCCGGCGTTCGTCGGCGCGAGGAAGTCCTCAGGCTTCGGATCGACCGCGGCGTCCCGCAGCTTCGTGCCAACGACCTGCTGCTCAGCGAAGTCGCGGGCGTCCACCAG